CGCCCATGCTGGCCACTCCCTATCTGTGATCGAGGTCAGGAGCCTTCGGCGGCCAGGACCTTGCAGAACGCGTCGAGGTCCGCGATGCCCCAGCCGTAGACCACCTCAGCGCGGAACGCGACCTGGTTGTTGCGCTTCAGGTCTCCGCCACCGTCCGGGTCGCCGTACTCGATCATTTCCAGGCCGATGGCCCGCTGGATGCCCCAGCGGATCGCGGAGAAGTCACCGACGAACCCCGCGATGCCGGTCGCCGAGTCCGCCACGGCGACAGCGCCGACCGTGTTGGACACAGACGCGCGGTGACCGTCGAGCTCCGACACTGCGGTCGACAGCGTGAAGTTCGGGTACAGCTTCATCTCGCTGTTCGTGCCGCGCGCGGTGGAGAACTTCGCGGCCCAGGTCGGGTCGAGGGCCACGTCACGCGGGATGAACCCGCCCGCCAGCACCAGCGCGTCGGCCTCATCGAGCGCCACGTAGGCGGCGTCCGAGTCGTCGATCGTGATGCTGTTGGTCGTGTCGACCAGGCCGCCGTTCATCGCGACGACGACCTCACCGCTCGACGGGTTGAGCTCGTGGAAGACCCCGAAGTCAAGAGCCCGGGAGAGCGCCGGCTGGATGAGGTCGAGGATCTGCTCCACGACCATCAGCTGGTGGTCCTCGTCGGCCCACTTGACCTCATCGGTCCAGCGGACGGTCTTGTGGAACTTGAACGGCTTCACCGTCTTCGTGGTGGGGGTGATCGTCGAGCCGCCCTTGTTGGCGCCCTCACCCACGTACTCGGCCTCGCCGATGTCGAACGTCATGCTGTGGCCCTGCCCGAACTTCATCGGGATGGAGTCCGACAGTGCGGCCACGCACGAGCCGTTCTTCACCTTCCCCAGCCAGGGGTCGAGGATCTGGTCCGGGATGCTAAGCGACCCGGTGGTCAGTGCAGTCATGGATTGCTCCTTGTTCAGTCGTCGCCGCGGCCGAACAGGTTGCGTGTGAACTCACGCATCTGGTCGTCTGCCGGCTCGGTGGTCTTCGTGCCCTCCTTGGGCACGCGGTTTGCGCTCTTCTTCTTCTCCTCGGCCTCCCGAGTAGCCCGAGCACCGTTCTTCTCCGCCAGGCCCTTGGCCTGCCGGGCCAAGGTGTCCTCGTCGGCGCCCGTCAGGTACAGGGCGATGTCGTCGGCGTCGGTGATCCCGTGCGCTGTAGCGATCCGCAGGCGCAGGGCCTCCTGCTCGGCCTTCGTGACACGGTTTTCCATGTCCGACAGCCGCTGGAGCGTCTTCTCGTCCTCGGTCTGCTTGGCGGCCTCCAGCTCGTCGAGCCGGGCTGCCTTGGCCTTGAGGCCTTCGTAGTCCGCGTACTTGGCCCGCTCTCGAGTGAGACGGTCCTTGAGCACGTTCTCCAGCTGTTCCTGCGTGGTGATCGGTGCGTCGAGATCTGGCATGTCGTTCCTCCATGACCGCGATTGGCCGCTCGCGTGGGCGTGGCCCGCCCGATCGGGCGGGAGACTGTGGTGCCGGTTACAGCTCTGGGTGGTTCCGCAGGTACTCGCGGACCCGGGCGCGGTCGGCTTCGGTGATGTTCCGACTCGTCGGGGTGTAGGGCTTGACCGGTAGGGGCTGCCCGCCGAACGCGGGGACTGCCGAGCACCGGCAGTTGTCGTGGCTGGCGAACTGGACCGTGGCTTCGCTGTAGACCGCGCCGCGGCCGATCAGCATTCGGCAGAACGCACACGCCCCCGATCCGACGCGTTGCCATCCCAGCGCCTGCGGGTCGGCGACAGCCGAGCGGGCAATTGTGTTGCGGTCGGCGTCCAGGATGATCCGCTGCAAGCCGCCGTCAGCCCGCGTCAGGACCGCAGCAACGTCAGGAGTGGCGCCGAACAGGGGTTCCACCGCCCACCCGGCGAGGGCCTGCGTGCGGCCGGCGTCGGGCAGGTCGGCGACGATCGCCTGGAACCGGCCGCGGACCTCCGCTTCCTCGCGAAGCTCGTCGTACCAGTCCGCCCCGAGCGACGCCGCCGCGGGAGCGAACAGCGCCACCAGGTCGTCCAGCGTGACCTGCAACGCGTCCCGGAATCCCGCGGCGTCGCCTTCCGGGACCCCGCGCATCGCTGTGACCAGCCCGGTAGACGCCAGCCCGGTCAGAGTGGTGAGGTCCGCGCGGTGGAGCGCGACCTGAGTTGCCATCGGCTAACCGGCGTCCGCGGCTGCCCGCTCAGCCAAGGCCCTCAGGGCGGCGGAGCCGCCAGCCCGGCGACGCTCAGCCAGGGCCCGCTTGATCTGCGAGTCATCCAGCCCGAGGAGCTCGAGCCCGACCTCGGTTTCCGCCAGCCACGGCACCGCGCCGAGCTGCTTCGCGCCCGCATCAGCCTGCGCCGCCCGCGACAGGAACGCAGGGGATCGCCACTTCGCCTCGATCGATGCCCACTGGCGGGGGACCTCCGTCAGGTCGTTCGCCATCGCCAGAGCGCGCAACACAGCCCGCAGGATCGGCGGCGACCATTCATCGGTCGCTCCCTCCGCTTCCGCGATCAGGTTCCGCTCAGCGTTGTTCGACCCATCCTCTGTCGTCGTGTTCGTCTCCGCCGTCACACCGAGCGACGACACCGGAATGTCATGCTCTCCCGCGAACGCCTTCGCCTGCTGAGTGAACAGGTCGATATGCGGCTGCGGAGACGACGCCTGGAACTGCTTCACGTCCGCCCGAGGATTCGACGCCTCCTCATCGTCGGGCAGACCCCAGACCCGGCCGAGGACGACCTGCCAGGCCGCCTTCACCGACCCGTCCGGGTTCCGGAAGATCGACTCGTCTGCGCCCAGCATGACCATCTGAGGGAACGAGAACACGTCCGCGTGCCCCTCGGTCCGGACCAGCGTGCGCAAGGCCTGGTCATGCATCGACATCGTGACCCGGGAGATCCGCGAGTGACCGAACGGCCGCCGCACCTCAGGCTTGTACACCAGCGGATCCGCCGGCACACCCCACGTGTGCGAGGAACGGTCGGTGACCATCCACCGGCCACCCGCACGCTCCGCCGTGATCGTCAGGTTCGGCAGGTACAGGGCCAGACTGTCGGCCTTCCCGTCGCCGTCACGGCTCGTGATCGACAGCAGGTTGTCCAACGCCCGACGCCGGGCGTTCCACGTCCCCGTCGCATCGACCGCGTCCTTGACATGGATCAGCCCGGCGACCTCGCCCGCATCCTCGTCGCCGCGCGTGTTCACCAGGAACGCAACCCCATGCAACAGGCTCGAGTGGAGCGCCGACCCAATCTCGGTCCGCAGCCGGTTCCCGTTCCACACCTCAGCGAATCCAATGTCCGGCAGCGACCCGTCCGCCCACGTCAGGCCGTCCAGGTTGCATCGCCGCGACAGAGCATCGACGGCCTTCGCCGACCATCCCAAGGCCAGCGCCAGCTTCGCGTACTGAGGCGGGATCACCGACCCCACCTGGTTCACAGCCCGCTTGCCGTCGTAGTACGACGCCCGCAGAATGTTCCGGCGCTGCTTCGCGCGCAGCTGCTTCACCAGAACGTCGAGTGTCGACTGCTCGTCATCATCCAGGCCGTTCACGACGATCCGGTCGGCCGAGGTATTGCTGCTCACGTCAACACCACCGCCCTCCTCGATCCTCTATCCCGGCCAGTCCCGGTCCGCTTCTTGACGAACGTCAACCCGAAGTGCGCGAGAGTGACCGCCCGCAACGCGGCGACCTCACTCGTCAGGTCCTCCAGATCCCACTCCCACATGCCGGCCTTCCCGGCGCTACCAGCAAGCGGCTTCTTCTTCGCAACCCGCAAAGCCGTCCGCAGAGCAGGCTGGTCCACATGCCACAACCGGGACTCCTCGACTGCGGACACCAGCGCCGTGCACGCCCGAGCGGCATCGCTCTGCGTCGTGACATTCACCGGCACGCCCCGTGCCCGCAGGTCACCGACCAACGCCGCAGCAGGGTCTCGTGAGTCGATCATCACCGGGATGCGCCGGCCGCAACGCGCGACCAGCCAGTCCACGATCCGGCGGGTGTCCGTCACCCTCTCCAACTCGGCCAGGTCCACGAACGCCGCCACCTCGCCGGGGATCGCGACCGCTATCGCCGCGACCCGCTCAGGAGACATCGCCAACGCATACCGGGCGGGCTTGTCCAACGGCACCTCGTCATCCGGGATGACCAGCCGCGACCAGTCCCCACCCGCGATGACCTGCTTCGTCTTCTCGAACTCGTCCCAGACCCCCAGACCCTCACGCATCCACGAGTCCACCGACACCAGGTTCTTCCGCAGCCGCTGCACCGACGACTCCGGAGTCCGCGTCGGGTAGGACGGGTTCGCCTTCGCCAGCTGCTTCCGGTCATCCGGGTCACAGCCCGCGTCCGCGCCCAGCTCCAAGTACAGGATGTCGTCCTCCCCCGCGAGCGCCTGGGTCCGCTTCAACGTGAAGGCCTCACCAGGGTCCGTCGGCCGAGGCGGCGTCCCAATGAAGAACAGCAGGGCGCCGTGCGGATGCTGAGCCTGGTTCGTCGCCGCAACCATGTCGTCCAGCGCCTTGTCCGTCAGCCGCTGCGCCTCGTCGAACACCTCAACATCGACCTGGTCGAACCCCAGACCGAACCCCGCCTCCCGGGCGCCGAACATGATGATGCTGCCGTTCCGGAACCGGATCTCCTGCTCACCGTTCGTCCGACGAATCCCGTTGTCAGCCACGTGCGGCCAGATCTTCTTTCGCCGGACCATCCGCTGCAGCGACTGGAACGTCCGAGTCGTCGTCCTCGTGTGATGCGCCGTCCACAGCACCGTCAGCCCCGGAAACAGCAGGCACAGCATCACCAGCATCGACCCCACCAGGAACGTCTTCCCGACCTGCCTGGGCACGCTCCACACCACACCACCGACCGTCGCGGCGTACATGCCATCCGCACGCTTCCCGAGCGTCAACTGACCGATCTGCCGCTGCCACCAGTCGTACTTGATCCCCACCTCAGCGGCCTTCGCCTCCACAGCCGGCCACCCCGTCGTCACGATGCCCGACGGATACTTCAGGTGCTTAGCGACCTCAGATAGCCGAGGCGTCGAAGTCTGCGTCGGGGACCGGCCCATCGTGGATCTCCTGCTCCTCCCGCTCGTCGATCGCCTGGATATCCCGCACGACCTCGACCAGCCGCTTCGTCAACGCCGCCAGATCACGAGCCGGAGTGTTCGGATCCTCAACCGCCATCGCGATCCTCGACCGCATCGCCACCAGCAGCTCACGCGTCGTCCCAGACTCCGCCGCAGCCGTCACCGACTTGGGCTTCCGACGCCGCGGCGCGGCCTTCTTCGCTGGCGGCGCCGATGCGCCAGCAGGGACGGAGCGCAGTCCGCGGCGATCAGCCATGACGCTCCTTGTCCTGTGGAAAAAACGGCGGGGAGGTACGTGGCCATATGCCGGAAGGTGGCCAGGGCGACCCCCGAGGGTCGATCCGGGGTGGGGGTCATGCGGCGGCGGTCAGGGTGCTTGTGAGGTGCTGGATGCGGTGGGTCAGTAGGTGCGGACCCGCTTGACGGATTGAGGTGCTGGCCTGGTGCCGTTGCCACGCTGGATGTTGCAGCGGAAGTGGGCGAGGCGGCAGTTGGCTCGGTCGAGGGGGTCGCCGCCGAGGCTGACGGGGACGATCTCGTCGATGGTCGGTGACCAGGGGTCGGGGTAGGGGATGGTCTTGTCGACCGGCTGGCCGCAGATGGCGCAGTCGGACTCTTCGGTGAGGATGCGGC